TTCGGGCAATATCGGTTTCTGCTCCCTCGCACTGTGCGCCGGCATCAGGGCACGTTTGATGTCAATCTTCCCCAGACCCTCCCCTTTACCCCATGCGTTATAAATTTCCGCTGTTAACAACGCCCGCTTGTCTCGGGGCAGTAAAGACATCGGCAGACGCTGTATCCGAGCCTTCAGGTCGTCGTAGCTTTCGATAGATGTGACCATTGCTGCCGCTTCGGACAACACTGCAAACACATGGGATTCGGCTGATGGGGCAACCTCACGCCCATTGTCGCTGCCGTTCCCCATGCGCGCGCCAGAAAGGCGGATGACCGACGCAAACGTGACCCGCCGACGACCCGGAGCACCGCGACCCATAGACGCCCATCGGGCGGGCATACGCGCAGGATCATGTTTTCTGCTGCGTTCAGACCACGCGATCCATCGAGCATATCCCTCTTTCTTTCCCACAAACTGGTGATGGAGGGCCATTCCAACCATCAGCCATTCGTCGTATTCCAACACGTCGGGGTCATAGGCGGCCAGATGAGCGACGACCTCATCGTCCGAAACGTCGAGAGGTCTGTCGGCAATCGCCTCATCCAGGTCGTCAACCTCCTCCTCACCCACGGCGTCAGGAACTTCCACCTCGTCGCCGTCCTGCTCGCACGACCATGCGTCGGCAATGACTCGGCATCGGGGTAAATACATGGCTTGGTTGGGTGCAAACGAGCAGGGATCGAAACGCAACCGGCCTTCCCAACGCTCGATGTACTGCCGAGCGAAGCGTCGGTATTCGGATGGACTCAACGCCCGACTGAGGGGCGCGACCACGCGCAGCCTTGGCGCACTCGCGGCATGCGAGAAGGTACTGTATGCGACAAACGCGCCGTCAATTCCCATGCGCAGTTCGAGTTCAATCTCGTCAACGGTCATTTCCGTTGCATCAAGATCGAGCGTAAGCAGGGTGCGGCTGATCAAATTGGCTTCGGTTCGCGCCTCCCCTGAGTAAGCACCGCCGACGAAATAACGACCCGGCTTCACAGCCGACATCTCGTGCTGAGTCAGCCGTTCAGCAATAGTAGGCCAAGGGAGTTCTTTTGTTCCAACGCGCCCGATGTCTGTGCCAATGGCGATTTTGTATTTCATCATATGTTTTATCTTGATTTATTTAGTCTTTTTTAAAACAAGATCAATGGCCTTAAACTTCCCGCCGCTTTGTCTTTCAACTTGGATTGCCCGCAAAGGGGGCAGTGCCCCGCTGCTGACCCACGCACTGACGGCGGCGCGGTCAACCCCCATTCTCCGAGACATCTCAGACTGAGATCCATACCATTTAATAACTTTCTTGAGGAGCATTGACATATTTTTACGCGACCAGTATGTTGTTAAGCTGATCTTACCACTACAAACAAAAAAGGCCACAAGAAATGTTGGAAGTTAAAATCGAACAATTGACGGCAACAATCGAGAGATTAATAAATGCCTTGGATGGGGGCAACAGCAAGCTCACTGCACCTGTTGCGACACCTCTTGCGACACCTCTTGCGACACCTGTTGTGACACCTGTTGCGACACCTGTTGCGACACCTGTTGCGACAACGTCCAAAGTTGACATCACGATTGAGAATTTGCAGAGGACGTGCCTGGATTTGGTCAGAGCGAATCGTGATAACAAAGTCTTGGTCACAGAACTGATTGCCGAATACAGTTACGGTGGAAAACTCATTAGAAACATCCCGACAGACCAGTTGTCGGCGTTTGCCGGCGCACTGGACAAATTGCGATGACAACACACGCTAGGCTAAGTCCGAGCGCATCGCACCGATGGTCAGTGTGCCCTGCGTCCGTAATGGCAGAAGCTGCGTTGCCGGATCGACCAAGCGGGTCGATTTTCGCAGAAGAGGGCACCGCCGCCCATGAACTGGCCGCACTCGCTTTAATAAGCGGCAACGCACCGTCCAAGTGGCTGCACACAAAACTGCCGGAATCGCACTGGCCCGTCGATCAAGCGATGTCGGATCACGTCAGCGACTACGTGGGGCACTGCCGCTACCTTGCGCACGCAGGGGCGTTCGCGCAGTACGAAGTGAGCGTTTCTTATGCGCGATGGGTTCCAAACGGTTTCGGAACGGCTGACGCCATTATCCTTGATGGGCACGTTTTGCATGTGATTGATCTTAAATACGGCAGAGGAATAGCCGTTTCTCCGATTGAAAACTCACAATTGATGTTGTACGCACTGGGGGCGTATGACGAGTTTTCGTTTATGGCTGAGATCAAAACCATAAACTTGACGATCTGCCAGCCCCGAATCGGGGAAGGCGAGCCGCAGGTGTGGTCAATCTCAGCCGAACAACTTCTGAAGTGGGGAGAATGGGTCAAGGGCCGAGCGGAATTGTGTTTGGTTCCAAACCCCGAATTCTCGCCGGGGGAGAAACAGTGCATGTGGTGCAAGGCCAGCTCCACATGCCCCGCGCTCTCGCGGCATGTCGCTGATGCGATCTCGATGGATTTTGCCGATATCAGTAATCCAAATTCGCTGCCAAACCCAAACGTGATGACTGATGCGCGGCTAGGGACGGCGCTGCAAGCGAGAAAGTTGATCTCGACGTGGTTGGACAGCGTCGAGGAACATGTTGTTGAGCGCATTGAAATGGGGCTCGGGTTCCCCGGCTACAAACTGGTTGAAGGACGATCCAATCGGAAGTGGGCAAACGAAACCGTTGCTGAACAGACGTTACTTCGATTGCTGGAAGACAATGCCTATACCCGAAATTTGCTATCTCCAGCGCAGGCCGAGAAGGCATTGGGGAAGAAGAAAACGACAGAGATCGCAGACCTTATCGTCAAACCCGCAGGCGCACCAACCCTGGTAACAGACGATGACCCTCGCCCGTCGATGGGTATCTCTGTTGCTGACGATTTTGATTGACCGCAATCGAAAGTTAAGCTAGGCTTAACGGTGCGTAAACGCGCACCAATCAAAAAGGAAATTAAGTTATGAAAATCAAACTGCAAAATGTTCGTCTATCATTTCCGTCTCTTTTCAAAAAAAGTTCCTACAACGGCGAAGAAACCAAGTTCGAGGCAACTTTTCTTCTCAGCAAAGATTTGCAAAAAGATCAAGTTGAGGCGATCCGCGACAGCATCAAAACGATGACCAAGGACGATTTGAAGGGCGTAAAACTTCCCCCCGAAAAACTCTGCCTGCGCGACGGTGACGCCGTGGATTACGACGGGTATAACGGCCATATGAGCCTCAAGGCGAGCAGCAAGCGTCGACCGCTTGTCATCGACCGCGATAAAACACCTTTGACCGAAGAGGACGGGGTTGTTTACGGCGGGTGCTACGTCAATGCTCAAATCGAACTGTGGGCGCAGGACAACAACTACGGAAAGCGCATAAATGCAACATTGCTCGGCGTGCAGTTTGCGCGGGATGGTGATGCGTTTGTAAGCGGCGCGTCGGTTGATGCCGACGACTTTGAGGACGTGTCCGAAGAGTTCTGATCCCCGTGGCCGGGAGAAATCTCGGCCATTTTTGAGGCCACTCCTCATGCTGATTTTAGACTGCGAGGTTTATTCAAACTATTTTCTGCTTGCGATTAAACAAGTCGGTTGCCGGGCCATTCAGCATTTTGAAATATACCCCGGCCACCCGCTTGATGAAGGCGTATCGCGGACGTTGAACAGTGGCGTTAGCGTCGGTTTCAATTCTGCGAATTACGACCTCCCCATTATTTCGGCGGCCCTGCGCGGGGCGTCCAACGAAAAATTAAAAGCACTCTCCGACTCTATTATTTCCGAAGGAACGCCCTGGTGGAAACTGGGAATTAAAATTCCCAAGACATGGGATCACATTGACATCATTCAGTTGGCAATCGGCCAATCCTCTCTCAAGATTTACGGCGGCAGAATTCACGCACCTCGGCTTCAAGATTTACCCATTGCGCCTGACGCCAGCATCACGCCTGCACAACGGGAACTGTTGCGAAATTATTGCGAAAACGACCTTGACCTGACGGAACGCTTATACCAACACCTGTATCCGCAGATTGAATTGCGAAAGAGCATGTCGAAGCAGTACGAAAATGATTTGCGAAGCAAGAGCGATGCACAGATTGCGGAGATCGTCATTCGGCACGAGATCGAACGACTGGGAGAGGATGTCTCCAAGCCGTTAGTCAAACCAGGTGCCACATTCAGGTACATCGATCCCGGCTTCATTTCATTCCAAGCGTCTGAATTGAAAAACTTGTTTTGCGAAATTCTTGAGTTTGATTTTGCTTTGACCTCCACAGGGTCAATTGAGGTGCCGGACTGGCTCAAGAAAACGCAATTGACCGTAGGTGATTCCCGATATCAGATCGGCGTGGGAGGGCTGCACAGTTGCGAGAAGAGGCAGTTTGTTGAACCCTCTCGGCATGAGTTTCTTTTGGACATGGATGTCGTTAGTTATTACCCCAGCGTAATCCTTGGGCAGAGGCTTGCGCCCGCGCACTTGGGCGAATCATTCTTGACGGCATTTAAGTCGTTGGTAGACCGTCGAATTGATGCCAAGCGAAAAGGCATGAAGGTCGAAGCCGACGCACTCAAGATCACGATTAACGGCGCGTTTGGAAAATTTGGTAGCAAGTACAGTTTTCTTTACTCACCGGGGTTGTTGTTGCAAACGACAATGACTGGGCAACTGGCGTTGTTGATGTTGATCGAACAGATGTACAGTCTGGGCATAAAGACAGTAAGCGCGAACACTGACGGAATTGTTCTGTTTGGCCCTCGCGCTTTGATGAGGGCGAGCGAAGAAGTTGCGTGGGCATGGATGTTGTCCACCGGATACGAACTGGAAAACACAGAATATCGACAGCTCGCTAGTCGTGACGTGAACAATTATTTTGCAATAAAGACTAATGGCGAGATTAAAGGAAAAGGTGTGTTTGCAGCCCCCTCACTAGGGAAAAATCCGAACCATCAAATTGTTTATACGGCAGTTGTAAACAAAATTTTGAATGGCGCGTCTGTCGAAAAAACAATTAGGGAATGCGCTGACGTTTGTCAATTTGTTACTGTCCGTCGGGTTACCGGCGGCGCAACATGGGGAAATGTTAAAATCGGAAAGGTGGTTCGCCATTATTATTCTGTCAATGTCCCCAAAACAGAGTCCATTGTGTATACCAAGAACGGAAACAAAGTGCCTGACAGCCAAGGGAGCAGACCCGCACTTGTATTGCCGGCGACCTTCCCTGCTGACGTGGACTATGATGTATACGAAGTTGCCGCTAACAATCTGCTAAAGGATGTTGGGTATGCTTGAAAAAACAATCGAAAGAAAAGTGGTGGCAATGGCGAAGTCTGCCGGGTGGCTTGCATACAAGTGGACTTCGCCTTCCCAGCGGGGTGTCCCCGATAGAATTTTTATTCGCAGCGGGGTTGTCGTGTTCATTGAATTTAAGTCTGAAATTGGAAAGTTGACCCCACTTCAGGGTCGAACAATAGAAATGTTACGTCAACACGGCGCGTGCGTGCATGTTTGTAACTCAATTGAAAGTGGCGCCCATGCGCTTTCGATCTGATCTGCACGATTACCAGAGGCGCGCCGTCGATTTTATAATCGACAAAAAACGTTGCGCGCTTTGGCTTGAAATGGGTTTGGGCAAGACTGTATCGACACTTACGGCGATCAGCGATTTGCTCGACAGCTTTGCAATCAACCGTGTTTTGGTTATCGCTCCGTTACGTGTTGCGAACAGTGTGTGGGGTCAGGAGGCGGCAGCGTGGAAGCATCTCATGCACCTGCGCATGAGCATCTGCACGGGATCGGAGCGAGAGCGACTGTTAGCACTTCGTAATGCCGCAGACCTGTTTGTCATCAATCGGGAAAACGTGCCCTGGCTCGTCAAACAATACGGCAAGTCGTGGCCATTCGATTGCGTTGTTGTTGACGAGTCGTCGTCATTCAAAAATGCCTCAACTCGTCGGTTCAGGGCGTTGAGAAAGACGCTGCCTGAGACTACTCACATGATATTGTTGTCCGGCACACCTAGCCCAAACGGGTTACTTGACCTGTGGTCTCAAACGTATCTGGTCGATAACGGCGCCTCCCTTGGAAAAACGATATCCGCGTACAAGTCTCGGTTTTTTCAATCCGATTACATGGGCTATAAACTGACCCCGCGCAAGGGTGCGTTTTCCGAGATCCACAAACTGATTTCGCCGTGCGTTCTTTCGATGCGCGCATCAGATTACATGCAACTGCCGGATCGAATCGATTTGGTGGAAAAAGTTAAACTGCCCGCTGGTGTGATGCAAAATTATTTAAATTTTGAAAAAGATCTGTTTTTGCAGTTATCGGATGGCGAAGAAGTCGAGGCGGTTAGTGCCGCCGTCCTCGCTAACAAACTTTTGCAGTATAGCAACGGGGCCATGTACACAGACAAGCTTGGCAACTGGTCGCAAGTTCACGCCGACAAGATGGAGGCACTCGTTGATTTGCTGGAGCAAAACGCGGGGGAAAACGTCCTTTTAGCGTACAGTTTCAAGTCCGATCTTGAGCGGATATTGAAACGGTTCCCTCACGCTAGGGTGTTAGATAAGAATCCCGAAACCATACGCGAATGGAATAGCGGAAAAATACCTCTGCTATTGGCGCATCCCGCAAGCGGAGGTCACGGGCTAAACCTCCAAAACGGCGGATCGTTGGTGATCTGGTTTGGCCTAAACTGGTCTTTGGAACTGTATCAACAACTTAATGCAAGGTTGCATCGACAGGGGCAAGAAAAGCCAGTTCGCATCCTTCACTTGATCACGGCGGACACAATCGAAGAGCGGGTGTTTGACGTGATCCGAAGCAAAGACATTCAGCAATCAAAATTGCTGAATGCCTTGCGACCACATTGATTCCGGGCGCTCATTAGACCACGCTCAAGGAATCATAATCCCCAGACCGTCTTCCGATATGTTTGCCAAATGGGCAACCGCTCTGATTTTACGCAAAGGGATGTAGCCATCCCTTTGCCACTTGTAAATCGCCTGTGTGGATATCCCCAGCGCATTCGCCACCGTTTTTATACCGCCTGCTTTTTCCACTAGCTTCTCGACGTTCAAACGCTTCTGCCTCTCAAATTAATGTTATACGCCCGTTGGATCCAAGAAGTCGGCGGCTGCGAGTGCGATCAAAAATAAAATTGTAATGAAGATGAATATTTTCGGGTAAACGAAGCGCACCTCTCCGAGGGCGAAATCGTGTCTCGGCCAGCCGTCTCGCCAGTTATCGCGCTCCCGAATCAACGGCTCTTCCATCGTCGTTTCAAGTTTTTTTTTCATTTCAACCCCTGTGGTCCTGTGGCAGGCTTTTGTTTTTTGACGCTGCACAGCCACGATGCGTCGGCTTCTATCCATAACTCCCCTTCCGTCCGGGTGTACTGTTCGTCGCATTTTGGACATTCGTAAACCGGGTCGTGTGGTTGTAGTTCGTTCTGCCACGTCAAGCACTCCGGGCAGCGAATATTCACGATGCCGATACCCATAGAACGATTAAAACAATTATTATTAAGACCCAGCCGGTAGATTTTGCGCGAGCCAATCCCTCTTGGCGCCGGGCCTTTAGACCTATCAATTCGTGTATTTTTTTCACATCCATTTTTTTTCACATCTATTTTTTGTGTTCTGTATTATTGACCCAACCGATGGTTGGATCAAGCTTTTTTTGCGCCACAAAGGGGGGGTTTTATTGCGCCCCAAAACAGGTTATTGCGCCCCACGGCCTTGGAGGTTTGGTGCGCAATAACCTGTTTTGGGGCGCAATTGGGGCGCAATGAAAAAACCATTGCGCCCCATCCTAACCCATTGATTTATATCTATATATATCTATTTTTATCTTATGGGGCTTAATAAAGTTATAAATGAGAGCTGTTAAATTTTGTAAAAAAAAGAGGCTGTTTTTACAAAAAAAAACGTTTTTTTTTGTAAGAGGGGGAAGTGGGAAAGATCGCGCCCCTGCGCCCCACGCGTCGGTGCCTGGCCCTACCCGCGAACGGAATAGCCGAGTGCGTGACCTGTGGATCAAGGAAGCCTTGGAAAGAATTGCAAGCTGGACACTTCATACCCAAAGCGCGGGGCGGTTCAGTGTACTTTCTGGAGGAGAACATCCACGTTCAGTGTGACGTGTGCAATCGATGGAATGGCGGCAGACTCATCGAGTACACCCGGTTCATGCAAGAAACTTACGGGCCGGAGATGGTGGACAGACTGTTAATTGTTCCACGGGAAATTGTCAGACGTAAGTTGCTTGACTATCAGGCTCTAGAAATTGAGTACCGAGAAAAGTATGAGGCGTTGGGGGTCACTGACTAGCTAGGTTGCTTCCAGCCTTAAAACGGTAAAGAATATGCACAATGAGCACCGAATTTAAAAAAGGGAAGAAACCAGGGCCGGGTCGCCCCCCCGGACAGCTAAACAAGTCCACGATTGCAGCAAGGGAAGCTATCTCCCGTTTCGTTGACGGCAACGCTGACCGGCTGCAAGGCTGGCTCGATCAAATTGCTGAAGAGCAAGGGGCGGCGGCCGCATTCAGATGCTTTGCCGATCTGCTGGAGTACCACGTTCCGAAACTGGCACGGACCGAACTGACAGGTGCCGAAGGTGGCCCCCAGCATATGGTAATTCGATGGGCCGAAGAGAAGTAATCATCCCCTACGCGCCGAGGGCGGCGTTTATGCCTTTTCATGCGCGCACGAAACGGTGGGCGTGTCTTGTAGCTCAT